CCGAAGTACCTGTATTTTCAATTTCGACGATTACATCAACCATTACACCACTATATGATTCTTGAACTTGAGCATTTGTGTAGGTAATTTCATATGCTGTTTCGTTTTCAGATTCTGTTGTTGTCTCTGTTTCACCATCTTCATCAGATGCGATTGTTTCGGTGTCGTCTGCAATATAGGATGCTTCGGTAATTGCTTCTGTTGAGTTATTATCGTAAGATCCTAAATTAGACTCTTTTGATGCTCCACAACCAGTGAGCAAAGAGCATGCAAGCATAATTGTAAAAATTTTTTTCTTCATAATAGAAATTCCCCCTTTATTAAATTTTATTATGTGCATAATATTCTAAGTGGTCAACGCAAGCATCTCTATTCTCGAAGTCCAACCGGGTGATGTGGGACAGAGCATGCAAGTAAGCGTCTGTCTGCTGTTCCTGATTGAGCCTTGAATTGATAAAGATTGAGAAACTGCCATCTTCGTTCGAAGTGACCGTTTCCTTTGCGTTTGCTCCTTTAAAATCAATTAAGTGTACAAATACTTCGTTCGTAATATCACCCCCTGCGACTAAGAGCATAATATCATAGCGCTGGTACAATAATACGGACTTATTCGCCTTTTTCTTTCTTTTTTAATGCAAGTAGCATTGTATGTACTGTTTGGATGTCTTCTGGAGAAGCATCACGTGCAGCATCGAAGAGAAGTGAGAGTTCTTTGTTCTCGAAGATCTCCTGTGCCTTCTTTGCTGTTTCAGGGTCCAAATAGTATGAAGCTTCTCTTTTATCTTCAATTAAATCGGATTTGTTGATTCCGAAATAATCAGATAATAATTGAACCTTACCCATTCTTGGTATTGCGATGCCTTGACACCATGTATTAAATGTTTGTGGAGATACCCCAATGGCATCGGCAATTTCTTTTTGTGATTTTCCACATGAAGATATATATTTATTCAAATTTCTAGAAAATACACTTTTTTGTTCTTCATCCGACATATGTAAATACCTCCTGTATTTAGTAACTACATAATACAATACAATTTGATAAATGGCAACCAAAAATCAAAAAAAATTTATTTTAGTATTAACATCAAATTAAATTTGATTTAGAATTGAGGTACAAAATGAAGAAAGGAGGCAAACGGATGGAAAAGAAGTTGAGAATCAGTCTTGCTGCTGCAAGGGTTAATGCCGGACTGTCTCAAGAAGATGTCGCGAAAGCCTTGAATGTCGGAAAACAAACGATTGTAAGCTGGGAGAAGGGAACATCTGAACCAAAGATTTCGCAGGCATTAAAATTATCGGAACTGTATCATATGCCGATTGATTATATTTTTTTTGCCTAAAGAATCAAATTAAATTTGATGGAAAGGAGAAGCGATGGAGATAACATCAATTAAGTACATCAGCGCATCACCGTATATGTCGAAGGCACAGATCCAGAGGTTGATGAACGTATCTGCCCGGACGGTCACAAGTCGAATCGCAGAGATTGATAAGTACGTTCAGAATGGCAGATACGGCGCACATACAATACTGGATGGCTGCGGCGTGACATATGTGAATTACTTGGCTTTTATTGACTTTTTGAAATATAGAAAAGATTTAAAAGCTGGACGCAGAGTGCCACAGTACAACCCGAAGCGTATTGCGGAGCAGATCGCATGGGGCACACTTGCAACGGAAAATCAGTAATGACAAGCAGAGAGGAAGAAAGAGGATGAGCAATGACATGATTATATGGTCCTACCGGCTGGCAACGTTCGCCATGGTCGAAGGTGCGGTGCTGTTATGGATTGGCATGATCTATGGCTTTTGGATGATGATTGCAGCGGTGATCTATAAGGGACTGATCGAATGTGCCAACGATGATGATATGGACCATGCAATCGAGATCTACAAAAAAAGCACCCTTGGGACTGGCATCCCGCAGGTGCAAATAACAAATAACACAATAAGAATTATAACACGGGAGGGAGCGTGAATCAATGGTTACGATGCAGGTGCTTCCAAATCGTGAAGATTGGTTGAAGCACAGAACGAAGATTGGCGGATCAGATGCATCTGCAATAATTGGTAAGAATCCATATAAGACAAATGTGGAACTCTGGAAGGACAAGGCGTTTCATCTGATGCCGGAGGATATCTCGGACAAGCCGTATGTGAAGTATGGCACCGAAGCAGAGAAGTATCTCCGGGAACTGTTCAAGATGGACTATCCGCAGTATGAGATGTTCTACGAGGAAAATAACATGTGGACAAATGACGCATATCCGTTCGCACATGCATCTCTGGATGGATGGCTCAAGGATGAAGCTGGTCGCATGGGGGTATGGGAGTGTAAAACAACAAATATCCTGCAGTCTCGTCAGAAAGAGAAGTGGGATCATCGCCTGCCGGAGAACTATTACATACAGATCTTGCATTATCTGATGGTGACAGAGTTTGAGTTTGTGGAGCTGAAAGCGCAGCTCAAATCAGTGTTCTCAGATGGAACGGTGTATTTGCAGACCAGACATTATCACATCGAGAGATCTGATGTGGAAGCGGATATTGAATATCTGGCGGATGAAGAGCGGAAGTTTTGGACATGCGTAGAGAACATGAAGGCTCCGCCGTTGGTGCTGCCGGAGATATAGGAGGATGCCATGTATGGTTATATCTGTCCGACCTGTGGTGCACATCTGGATCCACAGGAGCGATGTGAGGAATGCACAGAACAGAAGTTGAATGATCAGCGGGAGAGCGAACGTATCAAGCGTCTGCTCTCGGTAGGGAAGGATGCTCAATATGAGCTGGTATTAAGTTAGGAGGATATGAATGGAGTTAAGAGTAGAACCGGTTACATTTCCGGAAGCAATTCGGTTTAACTATGAGGAATTGAAAGCAGAGATTACAAGCAAGGTAGAGATGTATAAGAACCTTGTATATACAGGTAGTGATCAGATTAAGGATGCGAAAGCAGACAGAGCAGCATTGAATAAGCTTATTAAGGCTATGTCAGATGAGAGAATCCGTATCAAAAAGGATTGTTTGAAGCCATACGATGAATTCGAACGGAAAATTCGTGAACTCACGGATATTGTGAATGAGCCGGTACAGTTGATTGATAAGCAGATCAAAGAATATGAGCAGACGTTGAAGGAAGAGAAGCGCAAGGATATTGAAGCACTCTTTGAGACAATTGGATTTCAGGCATTTGTAAAGCTGGATATGATCTGGGATGAGAAGTGGCTGAATGCATCTGTATCGATGAAATCTATCGAAGAGAAGATGCGGGAACGTATGTATCAGATCAGCACAGATCTTCTGACGTTGAATAGACTTTCAGAATATGCATTTGAAGCGGTTGCGGTATATAAAGAGACATTGGATATGAACCGGTCTATCGCAGAGGCACAGCGGATGTCAGACATTGCTAAGCAGAAGGCGGAAACTGAAGCACGGAAGAAGGCGGAAGAAGAGCGGCGTGCCAAGGAAGCGGAAGAGAAGAAGGTGTATGAAAAAACAGCAATTATTTCAGAATCAGTACCGGAACAGCAGCAGCCGGAACACACGGTCACAGAGCCGGAAGAGCCGGAGAAGATGGAAGTGCGGTTTGCGGCACTTCTTACAACCGAAGATGCACTTGCCCTGAAAGAGTTCTTCCAGAGCAGAAATATAGAGTTTAGAGCGATTTAGGAGGATATGAAAAATGGTAAAAGTAGAGGACAACGTAGTATCAATTTACGGCGCAGAAGATACATGTGCAATCGAAATTGCAAAGATCCTTTGTGCATTTAAGAAGGTACTATACAAGAACTATTCAAAGGAAGAGGCAGAAATCAAATACGGTGCTGTTCTTGCGACAGCAGATGCGTTTTCGTATATATCTTGCAAGCAGGAGAAAAAGGAAAATGCAGAGACGGATAAGAAAATCGGATTGGATGAGATTTTGAATCAGCTGATTTTAGATTCTTTAGATGCGATTGTAAAGAAGGGAGACAAATAAGATGGTACAGAATAGTTTGGTTAAGAGTAAGCAGAATCAAATTCAGGACACGACAATGACCGGGTTCTTGAATCGTATGGATATCAAAGCGAATATTGAGCAGGCACTTGGTAAGGGAAATGTGCAGCGCTTTATCTCCGGCGTAGTATCGGCAGTCAGCGTGAATCCTGCTCTTGCAGAATGTACGAAGCCATCGATCCTGTCTGGTGCGCTGTTGGGAGAGAGCTTGAAGCTTTCCCCATCGCCACAGCTTGGTCATTATTACCTCGTGCCGTATAGCGACAATAAAGCCGGTACGAAGGTGGCACAGTTCCAGATGGGATATAAAGGGTATATCCAGCTTGCAATCCGCTCCGGTCAGTATAAGAAGCTTACTGTACTGGCTATCAAGGAAGGTGAGTTTGTCAGCTTTGATCCGATGAATGAAGAAATAAATATTCAGCTGATGGTTAATGACTGGGATGCACGAGAGAAAGCCGAGACGGTTGGATATTATGCGATGTTTGAACTTGTCAATGGATTTCGAAAGTCAATGTACTGGAGCAAAAATCAGATGCTTGCACATGCTGACAGATATTCGCAGGCATTCAGCAAAGATATGACGGCAATCAATACGAGATACGGCGTGAAGCATAAGGTGTCTTATGCAGATTATGTTGCCGGTAATTACGATCAGCGTGATTCGTGGATGTATTCAAGCTTCTGGTATAAGAACTTCGACGCAATGGCATACAAGACCATGCTCCGTCAGTTGATCAGCAAATGGGGAATCATGTCTATCGAGATGCAGTCAGCATTTGAATCCGACATGGCATACATCAAAGAAGATGGTTCCAAGGTATATGTAGAAGATGAGCCGGTTGCAGATGTAGATGCTGCAGAGCCCTCACAGCTGGCGGAAACATCTGAGGAACAGGCGATAGATTCTCAGCAGGAAGAACGTGCACAGGTGGCTGAAGCGGAAATGCCGACGCCGGAGCAGGTGAACAACAGTGCCGCTGCCGCATTGTTTGGATAAGGTTATTGTACAAAGATATATCACAGTATTCTTTGTTTTATTGTAAGTCATTCTCTACCGCTACAAAAGCGGTAGAGGGAAAGGAGTTACATGAGCAAATACAGAAGCAGGAAAGTGGTAGTTGACGGTATTACATTTGATTCCAAGAAGGAAGCGTGGCGGTACCGGGAGCTTCATTTGCTTGAACAGACTGGCGAGATTAGCAATCTGCAGATGCAGGTCAAATATGAACTGATTCCATCGCAATATGAACTGCGACCGGTCACATTGAAGAATGGATTTGTGAAGATGAAGAAGTTTTGCGTGGAACATGCATGTAGTTATATCGCTGATTTCGTTTATATAGATACCAACGGAGATACGGTCGTAGAGGATACAAAAGGATTCCGGACAAAGGATTACATCATAAAGCGGAAGCTGATGCTCTACAGACACGGCATCCGGATCAGGGAGGTGTGACAAGATGGGAGCAAATATCAGAGATACACATAAGGTTGTAAAAGCGATGCTTGAGAAACATCCAGAGACTCGGAGCAGTGACGGATGCTTATGTTACATGGTGTACAAGGAGATTGGCAAGAAGAATGGTGTGGACGTAGATAAGATTCCAATTCAGCGGTTCTTCCTGCACATGAGAGAGCTTGGATTCCCGGCAACAGAGACTATCAGAAGAGCACGGCAGAAGATTCAGGCAGAGAACAAGGAACTTGCTGGAAGTGAGTTCGTAGAATGTAATCGAACAATGCTTGAAGATGTTTATATTGATTATGCAACCTGCATTATTAAATAGCTGGATTGAAAGGAAGGAGCAGATGGCACGTCAAAAGAGAGACGGATTGCTTTACTTCCCATTTGATACGGATTTCTTCTATGCGGATACAAAAATCAGAGCGCTCCAAGCACGATACGGCTCTGATGGATTGATGTTTTATATATTCCTTCTTACGGAGATATATAGAGAAAACGGATATTATATCGTATGGAATGCAGACAGTGAAGACAGCGCTATGGCGAGCTTGGGACTGTCCGAGGGTTCAATGAAGCAGATAATGACATTCTTGGCTAGCCGGTCACTAATCACGGAGATCACACTTGCTAGTTCGGACACTATCATTACCTCCCCTGGTATACAGAGACGATTTCAAGAGGCGGTAAAACGGCTGAAAAGAGATTTTGTTGTAGATTCTCGAATATGGCTTTTGAAAGAAGAAGATACCGCCCCTTGTATTAAAGTCACCCTTTTTGAAAATAATTCGCAGAATTATACCGATAAATCCGAGAAAAATTGGGATAAATCCGAGATTTATACCACAAAAGAAAGGAAAGGAAAAGAAAAGAAAGGAAAGGAAAGAGAGAGCGCACCCGCAAAGCATTCATATGGACCATTCGGAAATGTGATGCTGTTGGATGATGAATTCACCAAGCTCGCAGATAAGTACGGAGCTGATATTCGTAACGATGCAATCGAATTTCTTGATATGTACATTGAAGAGAAAGGTTACAAAACAAAGTCTCATTATCTCGCAATTATTCGATGGGTAGTAAATGCAGTGAATGAGCGCAGGCAGAAACAGAGACGAGGATATCAGAGCAATATGCCTAAGAGTATACAACCGACACAGGAGCGTGTATCTGCGCTTGATGAGATGGAAGCTCTCTTTCAACAGGAGGTGAATGGATTTGACAAAGGCAGAAAGAATTGAACTGCGAAATCAGAAGATCATGGAGAATATCAAACTCGTGTATTTTCATTTGAATAAATATCATGGATTCCCAAATTACGATGACATCATACAGGAAGGTGTACTTGCACTGGTGGAAGCCATTGACAGAAGCAAGGATCTGGAACACTTAAATCGAAATTATATCGGTATATATATCAACAGATATGTGGAAAGATACATTCAATTTGGAGATGTGACAGTACGTACACCATTTCACTGGAAAGATGTCGAGAAACCACAGTATGTATCACTCGACAAGATTGTAAATGATGATGGTGACAGTTATGGGGATTCGTTTCTGGAAGACAGACACGATTGTATCGGAGAACTTATTACGATGATGGATTTTGAACATATGGTAGATCAGTTGTCTCCGAGAACACAGAAACCGATGCGGTGCATGCTGCAGGGATATGGCATGACCGATACAGCGAAAATGTGCGGTATATCGTTTGAACGAGTGAGACAGATCAAGAAGCTGTGCAATAGAGAACTGGTTGCAAGTGAGGTGTGACATGACATATAGAGAATTTTTAGAAAGCAAAATCGACCTTGCAACAGACAGCGGATTTGCGGTTGATCGTTCAAAGATCAATCCGGCATTGAAACCACATCAGTCAGATGCCGTTGCATGGGCACTTAAGGGCGGACGACGGGCATTGTTTGAAGCATTCGGTCTTGGAAAGACGGTACAGGAGATAGAGTTCTGCCATTTGGCAGCAGAACATACCGGCGGCAGAGCTTTGATTGTTCTGCCACTTGGAGTGAAGCAGGAGTTCACCAGAGATGCGGTGGAACTGCTTGGATATGAGAAGCCGGAGTATTGCCGGACGATGGAAGAGGTCAAGGCGTGTGACAGTCAGATTGTGCTGACAAACTATGAGCGAGTGAGAGATGGCGATATAGATCCATCGTACTTCGCTGCAACGTCATTGGATGAAGCAAGTGTACTCCGCTCATTTGGAAGTAAGACTTATCAGACATTTTTGGATAAATTCAAGAACGTTCCGTATAAGCTGGTAGCCACGGCTACACCATCGCCGAATAAGTACAAGGAGCTTATACACTATGCCGGCTATCTGGAAGTCATGGACACAGGACAGGCGCTGACAAGATTTTTCCAGCGGGATAGTACAAAGGCAAACAACCTGACGCTGTATCCGAACATGGAAGATGAGTTTTGGCTGTGGGTGTCAAGCTGGGCGCTGTTCGTTACAAAGCCGTCAGATCTCAATCCGGATTATTCCGATGCCGGATACGATCTGCCACCGCTCGATGTCAGATGGCATGAGATACCGATTCATTACGGAGATACAGCAGACAAGGACGGTCAGATGCAGCTCTTTCAGGAAGCAGCAGAAGGATTGAAAGAAGCAGCGGCGGTCAAGCGGGACAGCATAGACATCCGGGTGCAGAAGATGAAAGAGATTGTTGATGCTTCGCCGGATGATCATTTCTTGTTGTGGCACGATCTGGAGAGCGAACGGCATGCAATCAAAAAAGCGTTGCCAGAGACAGTTGATATCTATGGAGCTATGGACTATGAGATGAGAGAACAGCGTGTAATTGATTTCTCGAATGGAAAGACACGGCTGTTTGCAACAAAGAAATCGCTGTCCGGCTCTGGGTGTAATTTCCAACGATATTGCCACCGGGAAATATTCCTTGGTATTGATTATGAATTTAATGATTTTATTCAGGCAATCCACAGATGTTACCGGTTCTTGCAGAGCCAGCCGGTTGTGATTGACATTATCTACATGGAGAACGAGCGGCAGATCAAGGAAGCCCTGCTGGAAAAATGGAAGAATCACAATTACATGGTCAAGCGGATGGTTGAGATCGTGAAGAAATATGGACTGAATTCAGCGAATAAAGCTGAACGATTGGAAAGGAAGATGGGAGTGGAAGGAACAAGAGAAGAACGAACCGTGCGAGGAAATCACTATGAAGCAGTATACGGCGATTGTGTGGAAGAAACACGTGTCATGGCAAGTAACAGTGTTGATCTGATACATACGTCGATACCATTCGGCAATCACTACGAGTACAGCGCAAATTATAACGACTTTGGACACAATCAGGATACAGAGCGGTTCTTTGAACAGATGGACTACCTGACGCCGGAGCTTCTGCGAGTTTTAAAGCCTGGCAGAGTGGCAGCAGTACACGTTAAGGACAGAGTGCTTTTTGGAAATGCGACTGGTACCGGGATGCCGACGATCGAGCCGTTTCATGCGGATTGTATCGAACATTACATGAAACATGGTTTTATGTATTTCGGCATGATCACCGTTGTGACGGATGTTGTACGGGAGAATAATCAGACATACCGCCTTGGCTGGTCTGAACAGTGCAAGGACGGCACTAAAATGGGTGTAGGATGCCCGGAATATATCTTGTTATTCCGAAAGCTCCCAACGGATCATAGCAAAGCATATGCGGATGAGCCGGTATCAAAGAGCAAGGAAGAGTACACAAGGGCACAGTGGCAGATAGATGCACACGGCTATTGGAGATCATCGGGCAATCGTCTGATCAGTAAGGATGAGCTGAAAGAGATGTCGGTGGATAATCTGCAGAAAGCATACAGAAAATACAGCAGAGAGAGCGTGTACAACTATGAAGAGCATGTGAAGCTTGCAAAAGAACTCGATAAGGACGGAAGATTGCCAGCCACTTTCATGGTGGTTGCTCCGGGATCATGGAACAAGCTTGAGGTATGGGATGATATCAACCGCATGCGGACGCTTAACACGACACAGAGCCGGAGAAGGGCGCAGATGCATGTATGTCCGCTTCAGCTTGATATTGTGGAGCGAATCATCAACAGATACAGCAATCCGGGAGATGTCGTATATGATCCGTTCGGCGGACTTATGACGGTACCAATGACGGCGGTTAAGATGCACCGCTTCGGTAAAGGCTGTGAGTTGAATCCGGATTATTTCCGAGATGGTGTGGGATATTTACAGGCAGCAGAAAATGAGATGGATGAGCTGACACTGTTTGATTTTATGCCGGGGGTGATGGAGTGATACATGGAGAGCTTATTGTAGACAATTTTGCTGGCGGTGGCGGAGCTTCGACAGGCATCGAAATGGCAACAGGATACAGCGTTGATATAGCCATCAATCATGATCCGAAAGCTATACAGATGCACAAAACCAACCATCCAAGAACAAAGCATTATTGTGAAGATGTGTGGCAGGTAGATCCGATTGCAGCATGCAAAGGAAATCCGGTAGGACTTGCCTGGTTTTCGCCGGACTGTAAGCATTTCAGTAAGGCAAAAGGTGGAAAACCAAAGGATAAGAATATCAGAGGTCTTGCGTGGGTAGCCTGCCGGTGGGCGGGTCTTGTAAGACCAAGAGTAATCATGCTTGAAAATGTAGAAGAGTTCAGAACATGGGGACCATTAAACCGACGCCATCACCCAATTAAGAACAAACAGGGCAAGACCTTTGAACGGTTTGTAAAACAGCTTGAAGAGTTAGGGTATGAAGTACAATTCAAAGAACTTGTGGCAGCGGACTATGGAGCTCCAACAATGCGAAAAAGATTCTTTATGATTGCACGTTGCGATGGGAAATCAATCGTCTGGCCAGAGCCTACACATGCACCGGCGGACAGTGAGGAAGTCAAGGCAGGGTTGCTTAAACCTTATGTTGGAGCATACACGCAACTTGATTTTAGCCTGCCTTGCCCGTCCATATTTGATACTTCCGAGGAAATCAAGGGAAAATACGGCATACGGGCGGTCAGACCGTTGGCACCTAAGACTATGGAAAGGATAGCAAGAGGATTAAAGAAATTTGTACTGGATAACCCGGAACCGTTTATTATTCAGTGCAATCATGGCGGAGAACGCAGACCTAATGATATCCGGGAACCGATGCCAACTATTACAGGAAAGCATGGATACGGAATTGTAGAGCCGTATATGGTGCAGATCGGACAGACTGGATTTACGGTAGACAGGAGCAAGGATGTGAGAGAACCTCTTACCACGATTGTAAGTAAGAATGAGCATTGTTTAATAAGCCCTACACTGATCCAGTACCATTCCGAAACTGCTCAGGGAGAAGTGAGAGGACAGACGATAGAAGACCCGATTATGACAGTGGATAGTTCAAACCGATACGGACTGGTCACATCGTTTCTCAGTAAGTTCTATAAGACAGGCATCGGACAGGACGAAAGAGAACCGTTACATACAGTGACAACGTCTGCGGGGCATTTTGGAGAAGTCCGGGCATTTCTGATTAAATACTATGGTGATGCTACCGGACAGGACATTGAACAACCATTAGACACGGTTACAACGAAGGATAGATTTGGCCTTGTAACGATTGAGGGTGTTGATTATCAGATTGTGGATATCGGACTTCGAATGTTGGAACCACGAGAGTTATATGGATGTCAGGGATTTCCAGAAGATTACATTATTGATCATGATTATACTGGCAAGACATATCCGAGAACGGAGCAGGTAAGAAGATGCGGCAATGCAGTGTGTCCACCGATACCGGCTGCACTTGTGAGAGCAAATCTTCCGGAAATGTGTGTTGCAAGAAGAACAGCCAATATGAGAGTTGCAGAGGAAGCAAATGGACAGTTGATGATGTTTGCGTAGGAGGTAGATATGGAACAAGAACAATTTGACTTCTTGGAAGATATTGAGATAGACAAGCCGGATGTGGAATTCCAGAAGTGGAAAGAACAGAAGCGTGAAGCAAAAAGCCGGATGATTGCCATGCAATATCAGCCATATGAAGTAAAAAAGAAGAGGTCAGAACTCCGTGCAATAGAATTTCTTCAGGAGATGGATAAACGTGGAAAAACAGCACATGTGAGTGTCGGTGGACTTGATAGTATTACATTGCATGTATTCTTGAAATCTATCGGAATTGATGTACCGGCAATATCAGTATCGAGTTTGGAAGATGCAAGTATTCAGAGAGTGCATAAAGCACTTGGTGTGACAATTCTGCATTCATATAAGACAAAGACACAGGTTTTGAATGAAGTTGGATTTCCGGTAATCAGTAAGCGTATAGCAGGTAAGATTGCATTGTTACAGAATCCGACGGAAAAGAATAAAACGGTCAGACATGCAATTATTACGGGTGAATGTGGAGAACTCGGACATTTTCAGAAGAATAGCAGGATGAAACTGCCGCAGAAGTGGTTGAAATTGTTCGGAGGGTATGAAAACGAAAATGAAGGAGTGAACTATCAGAAACCGGATTTCAAGGTATCAAATGATTGTTGCTACTGGCTCAAAGAAAAACCATGTGACGACTGGGCGAGGGAACATCAGAGCTATCCGTATCTTGGAATGATGGCATCGGAAGGCGGGCAGAGAGAAGAAGCGCTTACCGATCACGGATGCAACTACTATGGAAAAACTACAATGCGATCGGCTCCGTTTGCTCCGTATATGCGAAATGACATATTAAAGCTGGCATCGGAAATGGATGATTGGTATCACAAAAACATGGATGTGTTTGTGAAGTTGTACTATGAGCAACCTTACAGCAAAGACAAGAATGGAAATGTAATACCATATGAGCCGGTGGATAGCATTATACCGGATATTTACGGCAATGTAGTACAGGATCAGTGCGGAAATCTTCGGACTACAGGAGCACAGCGAACCGGATGTAGTATGTGTGGCTTTGGCATTCACATGGAGAAAAGACCACATAGATTTGATAAATTGCGAGAGCGTAACCAGAAAGAATGGGAGTATTACATGTACCGGTGTTGTACAGATCCAGAGACTGGAGAGAAATATGGCTGGGGAAGAGTTCTCGATTACATAGGAGTTCCGTGGGAAGATTATCCGGCAATTCAGATGGAGTTGCCATTAGATCAGATGATGTAGCGTCGAAATTTGAACTTTGAAAATTGAATAATGATGGTTGGAGTGGTATAATATCCTTACCAATACGAAGGAGGATATGTATTATGGGTTTAATTGATAACACAAAACAGTTTTGTTTAACATGCAAAAATAAGGGTGTAGTAGACACTATAAGTGCAGAGGACATGGATAAATTTGATGAAGAATATGATAGACTAGATAAAATGGGATGTCTTTCCGCAGATCAAGTTTATGACAAAGCCTCACAAGGATGCAAAAAAGATTATTTCTACTGTCCGTATTGTGAAAATGGACAAAAATATAAAGATAAATATCCTAAGTACAGAGCATAAAAGTGTATGTATTTGATACCAACCATCATTATTCGATGGTTGGTATTTTTTTGCGCAAAAATGGAGGATATGAGCATGTACATAGAAGAAATAACAGGGCAGACGATTATTCCGAATCTGATGGACGATGAGAACGTCTGCATGATTAAGAGAAATTATTCGGGCAAGCTGGAGATCATTGAGCTTGCTACGTTCCAGATTTCGAAGATTAAGAAGTATATGGAACATAAGGATGTTGCATTTGTTATCGTAAAGGATGATGAAAAGGGAGCGTGATTTTGTTGAGAAAAATGAAAGTAAAGAACTATCTGCAACAGGTGCAGAAGATTGATGCTGTGATCACAAACAAGATGATCGAGCGGGAGCAGTGGCTTACATTGGCAAGCTCATTGTCCGGACAGACGGATGGAGAGCGTGTGAAGTCGTCAGGATCCAATCAGAAGATGGAAGATTCGGTCGTTATGGCTATTGACGCTGCAAGAGATATTGATAAGTATGTGGCAAGGCTTAGAGATGTTAAGAGCGAGATCAGCGAAGTGATTCAGCAGATTCCGGTCAAGGAGTATAATGTGCTGCACAAGCTCTATATTCAGGGCAAGGACCTTGACGATGTGGCAGCGGATAACAAGAAATCGTATTCGTGGGCGTCAACCATGCATGGAAGGGCACTTGCTCACGTTCAGGGCGTGCTTGATACATTAGAAGCTCTTCCGGAGAACAGCGGGAAGTATCGTTTTCGGAAGGGGTTGAAGCTGTGAGTGAATATCCATGTAAAGGATGTACGGACAGAAAGGTAGGTTGCCATGGCGAGTGTGAAGGCTACAAAGCATTCGCCACGGAGCAACGGAAGAAGAATGAATGTATCAGAAAACAGAAGGATGCTCTGAGCAATTACCTGGATATGAAGCAGGAAGCTGTAAAGCGGGCGAAAAGGAGGAGATGACATGAGACTTACAAAGAATAATAAAGGAGATTACTACTATCCAGAATGTTTTGAAAGATGTGGCGGACTTGGGACATCCGAAAAGTGTAATGAATGTGATTTTTGTTATGCGATATGCGAGAAACTTGGAGAGTATGAGGACTTAGAGGAACAGGGCAGACTTATCAAGTTGCCTTGCAGGATTGGAGATACGGTATATGTCAAAATGGCACCATACTGTAAAACGCATTATGCGGAAGCAGAAGTTAAAGATTTTGTACATTTTATTTCTTGTGGTTTTTGCATAGTTGTCACTTCAAAATATTTTGACAAACAAAATATACCATTTTCAGAATTTGGTAAAACCGTATTTCTCACAAAGCCCGAAGCCGAAGCAAAACTGAAAGAATTGAGAGGTGAGAATGAATGACCGTAAATATCGTGAAACCTAACATGCTTTGTCTGGAATACAGGCAAGAAAAAGAAGATAAGGACTATGGTTCATGTTTGTGGGCGAGATTTACATTTAATCTTGATCGGTACGAACTCACCATCACTTCTGATTGTGGCAATTACGGATATAAATGGGTAGAAACACCGAAAAGTGAGAGTTTTCTTGAACTTATGGTGAGGTGTGATGAGGTGTATATCCTAGATAAAATATATGGAAGTCCTGATGTTTTTGACTATGAAGAAACCAAAAAACTATTTTATGAATATGCAGACGATGATAACGAAAAGAAAGAACTTGATCGAATATTTGAGGAAATAGAGTGGTGTGGTTATCCACATACAGATGATGAATTTATAAGAGTATTTGAAGAAGAGAGCAGTGATTACGACAATGTATGGGAATATATTCAATATTCTTATCCAACAAATGTGTTAAAAATTGTTTCTGTTTTTGATGAATGTATCAGACAGAAGATAGAAGAAATTATTAAGAATTGAGAGGTGGAGAAAATGGAAGATTTGAAGAAGAGCATATTTACGATTATCAAGATGATATAGAGATTATTAGCAATAAATTTGATAATCCAGAGTTATTAGAAAGTGAGGGATAATATGACAGAGAGTGAAGCGGTTAAGGAATTTCAACAAAACATTGACTTACCATTTGGAAGTAACGTATCAAAAGAAGCGGCAAAGATGGCAATACAGGCACTTGAAGAAGTACAGAAGTACAGAGAAATCGGAAGCATAGAAGAGTGCCGTGCGTCGAGAGAAAAGCAGAAGATACCGAAGAAACCGATATATATTGCAAATTTAGGTTGTACAGCATTATGGTTATGCCCAGTATGCGAAAGAAGAATAATCAGAAGTGATTTAGTTTACTGCCATCAGTGCGGACAGAAATTAGATTGGAGTGATGAAGATGAGCGAAGCTGAATATATGGAAGATGGAGCGGATTATTTAGAGGAAGGATGTCAAAGACAGACTTGTGATGGCTGTATGGCTTACAATTATTGTCTGATAAAAGAACAGGAGGGCGAAGAATGAGATTGATTGATGCGGACGAATTAAAAAATGTATTAGTAAAACACTTTGATGCTTATTTTAACGAAAATGGCAGACTTATGTATAGCGACCACATATGCACAAGCGACGATGTAAGCGATTTGTTTAATTTGATTGACAAGCAATCGACCGCATATGACACAGATGATGCCGTGGAGCGTTTAAAGAAAGCATCATACGAACGGTTCGGGAATGACGGCATGGGCGGAGAACTTGTAGTTAACTTAGATGATGTGATCGAGATTATAAAGGCAGGTGGTAAAATCTATGGGAAAGTTGATTGATCCGGAAAGATTAAAGAGCAGATTGGAAAGTTATGCTGAAACATACAAGAGTGCCGGCATGGATGTACCGTATGATATGGCGGTTGTGACGGACATCATAGATCGGAGCATTAACAGCTACGATGTGGATTATGTAGCAGAGGATGTAGCGGATATGCTGGAGGGTATTGTTGACGAAAATCTGCTTGATGATGTGGTGTCATGCATCAAAAGAGGGTATAGTTTGATTGCATACACCTAAAATCAGTATAAAGATTGTGAAAAAGTTGTAATTTTTTTGACTTATTTGTATAACATGAGACGAGAAATCTGTGTTATATTTAATGTATCATAAATGGAAGTTGAAGGCATCGTGCATTTTGCATGGTGCCTTTTGCTTTATGCCTGCCGTACTCTTTAGCTGATCATATCCTCCGGTGCGGTAGGCTTTTTGTTTGGATGGATATTGTAAAGGATGGTGATTGTGATGGCTAAGCTTACAGCCAAACAGCAGAGATTCTGTGATGAATACCTGATTGATCTGAATGCCACACAAGCAGCTATCAGAGCAGGGTATTCGAAGAAAACGGCAAATAGAATCGGAACTGAAAACTTGTCAAAACTTGTAATCAGAGAATATATAGAAAACCGGATGGCGGAGAAAGAAGCGGCACTGATTGCCAATCAGGATGAGGTACTTAAGTATCTTACATCCGTGCTTCGTGGACAGAGCAAATCGACAGAGATTGTGATTGAAGGCTTGGGCGATGGAAGCACAAAGGCTCGGAAGATGGAGAAAGAGCCATCTGAGAAGGACAAGCTGAAGGCGGCGGAGCTTCTGGGCAAGCGATATGGATTGTACACCGAGAAGGGGGAAGAGAAAGTCGATATGGAATTGAATGTGACTATCGATTATGGAGATGAAGAAGATACCGGCGGTGATGCCGATTGAATCTGAATATAAAGGCAAATCCGTGTTTCCGGGAGGTAGACCGAAGCACGAAGCGATATATTGTGATGAAAGGCTCTGCCGGTTCAGGAAAGAGCGTTGACACAGCGCAGAACTACATTCTCCGGCTAATGAAGGACAAGGGCAGGAACCTTGTGTGTGTCCGTAAGTCAGATATCACAAACAGAGACAGCACCTATGCAGAGCTCACAGGTGCCGTGTATCGGATGTTTGGAGACAAGGCGGAGCGATATTGGAAGATGACCACATCGCCGTTGTCGCTTGAATGCCGGGCGAATGGCAACAGGATTATATTCCGTGGAATGAATGATGATAAGCAACGAGAGAAGCTTAAGTCAATCACATTCCAGAAGGGAAAGCTCACAGATGTGTGGTGCGAGGAAGCAACAGAACTGACGCAGGCAGATGTGGAAATTATAGATGATAGATTGCGTGGAGAATTGCCGCCCGGGCAGTTCTACCAGCTTAGAATGACCTTCAACCCGGTGAATAAGAATCATTGGATAAAGAAGGTCTATTTTGATAGATATGATCCGGACGTGCTGACACACCATAGTACATATCTTGGTAACCGCTTTATTGATGCGGCGTATCATCGGCGTATGATGCGTAGAAAAGAAGTAGATCCGGAAGGATACAAGATATATGGCTTGGGTGAATGGGGCGAGATAGGCGGCTTGATTCTTCATAACTGGGAAGTCACAGATGTATCTCAGAATCTGAATGATTATGATGATATCGCAATCGGTCAGGACTTTGGTTTCAACCATGCGAACGCTATCTTGCTTCTGGGTATCAAGGATGATGATATATACATTCTCGATGAGATATATGTGCATGAGAAAGAAACTGCGGAAATCATTCCGCTGGCGATTCAGCATGCTATACCGACGAATAAGCCTATGTGGTGCGATTCCGCAGAGCCGGACAGAATCAAGACATGGAAGGGCGCTGGCTATCGTGCCAAGGGCGTTGATAAGGGCGGTTCCGCCGGATCTGTCAAAGCTCAGATAGACTGGCTCAAGGGCGTGGTCGATAAGAACCACATTATACGAAGAAGAATATTTGTTGCACCTCATTGTGTAAATACAATTAAGGAGCTGCAACAATGGAAATGGAAAAAGGACGAACGAACAGGCGAGTATATTGACGAGCCGGTTCCAATCATGGATGATGCGATGGCGGCACTTCGATATGGCATCGAAGGATGGCGTAAGCGTCAATCATGGATTTTTTAGTTAGAAAGGGCAAAGAATGTGCTTACAGTAGATGAGATTAAAAAGTTCATAGACGACGATAAAACGAGTGAGAAGAAGCGGTTTGCAAAGGTCGGTGAGCGGTATTATGACGGCGATAATGACATCAAGCAGTACCGCTTATTTTATTACAATGCAGATGGCAATCTGGTTGAAGATAAGACTCGAAGCAATGTGAAGATACCGCACCTCTTCTTTACGGAGCTGGTAGATCAGGCGGTGCAGTATATATTATCCGGCAATCGAAACGGAGAACGCATTGTGCGATCAGATGATCCAGAGCTTCAGAAGCATATGGATAAGTATTTCAATAACAATGACATCTTTATGGATGAGCTGGCTGAGTGTATCACAGACTGTAAGATCAAAGGATTTTCATACATTTATGCATACAAGGATGCGAATGACAGATATGCATTTGCTACAGCTGATTCCATGGGCGTTATTGAAGTGCGTAAGAAAGACACGGACGATGGATGCGCCTATGTGATTCGCTATTATACAGACCGTATAGACAAAGGGCATAAGGTTATAACACGTGTGCAGGTATGGAGTGAGAAAGATACGACATACTATGTGATGGTTGACGATGGAGCACTCATGCTGGATGATTCCGTAGAGATCAATCCAAGACCGCATATCCTGTACAAGAAGAATGGCGGGAAGGAAGATAATACGTATTATGAATCGCTCGGATTTATTCCGTTCTTCCGGTTGGACAATAACAAGAAGCAACATTCGTCTCTGCGACCGATTAAACCGCTGATTGATGATTATGATCTGATGGCATCGAGCTTATCCAATAACCTGATTGATTTCGACACGCCGCTTCATGTTGTCAAGGGTTACGAAGGCGACAACATGGATGAGTTGCAGACGAATCTCAAGACAAAGAAGATAATCGGCACAGGAGAGAATGGCGATGTCGACATCAAGACAGTTGATGTGCCGTATCAGGCACGTAAAGAGAAGATGGAGCTTGATGAGAAGAACATCTACCGCTTCGGTATGGGACTGAATACAGCAGGATTGAAGGATACGGCTGCAACGACCAACATTGCAATCAAGGCGGCATATTCGCTCTTGGAACTGCAGTGTAATAAGCTTGAGATCCGGTTGAAGAAGCTACTCCGGCACCTTGTACGGATTGTAATTGAAGAGATCAATAAGACAGAGAAGAAGGGTTATCAGGATTCCGATGTGTATTTCAAGTTTGAGCATGTGATTATGAGCAATGCTCAGGAGAATGCACAGATCAAGCTTACGGAAGCGCAGGCACATCAGGTTGTAATCAACACGATCATGTCTTTAGCGGATACATTAGATGATGAGACGATTATCAAGGCTATTTGTGATGAGTTAGATATTGACTATGAAGAGATCAAGGACAAGCTGCCGCAGGACGCAGAAAAAGATACAGCGGATGCCAAGCGGCTATTGGATGGAGTTGTGACGAGTGAACAAGCGACAGAAGGAAGTTCTACAAGCACAGCTGAATAGTGAAGAAGAGGTTATTGCACAGTTAAAAAGTGTATATGAGCAGGCTCTAAGAGATTGTGAAGCAAAGATACAGGAGTTATCAATGCGGGCAGATCTTGAACCAGAGAATTTAAAGTCAATCATATATCAGAAGCAATATCAGGAAGCAATCAAGGCGCAGTTGGAAGGAGCACTTACAAGTCTGCAATCAGATTCATATGCAACTGTATCCGATTATCTGACACGGAGTTATCAGGATGGATATCTCGGCTCTATGTATGATATGCAAGGGCAGGGAATCCCGCTTGTGATGCCGATAGACCAAGAAGCTGTGACAAAGGCGGTAATGCTTGACTCCAAGCTATCCACGTCTCTGTATGACCGAATGGGTGAAGATGTAAAGGCAATCAAGAAAGCAGTGCGACAGGAAGTATCAAGAGGAATTGCGCAGGGCATGACATGGAGCAACATTGCATCGAACCTTGCACGGAATATGAAGCATACGCCGTTCCAGAAGGCGTACAACAATTCAATCCGGATTGCCCGGACAGAAGGGCATCGCATACAGAATCGTGCCGCATTAGACGCACAAAAGAGAGCAATTGATCGTGGTGCAGAGGTCGTGAAACAATGGAATGCAGTTCTCGACGGAAGAACCAGATCCGAACACCGAGAGCTGGATGGACAGATACGAGAAGTCGGCGAGATGTTTGAGATTGCCGGATATAAGGCAGAAGCTCCGGGATTGTTTGGTGATCCATCACAGGATTGTAATTGCCGTTGCTGTCTGGATCAGAGAGCGAGATGGGCGCTTAACTGCGGTATTGTGAAGATGGATAACTTCTCGAAAGAAACAGTCGCTTTCGAATCTCCGGAAGAGTATGCGGAGTGGAAGAAGGTATACTGGTCCGATGAGAATATCGAATATATGCAGCATGTTACGGCAATGGAGAAGAAATATGGCAAGAACTTCGAGAAGATGCTTAATTCCATGACCGATAAGGAATATGAGAAGTATAAGCGGTTGCTGGATGACAATCCGATGTATAAGAAGAAAACAGTACCTACAAACAAAGACGGAGAGGTTATTTCTTTTGATTGGAAGGGAAAGTCCGATAAGCATAAACAGCAACAACAGATTATATCAGATTTGGCAAATGAATATCGTACAAGACTGCAAAAGGTAACAGTTGGAGCAGTGAAAGCCGCAGGGGATGTAAATATGCCTGGTACTCTGATGCGGTTGAATTCAGCGTTTAATGAAGATGCGATACATGAGTTTGCACATACGTTAGCGGGGACTAATGCAGATAAATGTGGACTTACGCATAATCAAGATTTTTGGAAGGAAATAAAAAAAGTTAGAAGTGCATATCGAAAAGATGTAGGCGATGATACAAGAAGATGGATTAGCTCGTATGAACATAGTGAAGTGAAATTCCCTGACGAGTTTTTTGCAGAAGCCTTTACGCAAGCAAAAATGGTTGAATTAGGAATGGAACTACCTTCGAAATACGGAACTGATTTAACATATTCTAAAAAAGTTCTTGAAATTACTGATAGATATTTCAAGAAAACCGCTATTGCAAATAGCGTGAAAAATGGTACAATAACATTAGCAGATATCAATAAAATGATAACTCCATACGAGAGAAAGGTACTTGATAAGATACCTGCAAAAAGCGGTTATTTTGATTTTGCAGCGCATGGAAGCCCTGATTATATAGAATATGGGGAAAAAGGAAAAAATATGTCTGCAAGAGATGTGGCCAGAGTTATTTCTCATAATGAAAAGTACAATGGTCAAAAAGTACGAATGTTATCATGCAGTACAGGTGCATCGGATGATGGATTTGCTCAACAGCTTGCTAATTCGCTAGGCGTTGAGGTAGAAGCTCCTACAGATGTGCTGTATGTTTATGAGGACGGACATTTCAAAGTAGGTTATGACGGAAGTGGAACAATGAAAACATTTAAGCCACAAGGAAAGCGGTGATAATATGACATTTTTTGGATTTTTCAAAGGAATGAAATATG